GCCCATGAACTTCAATCAATGTTCTTTCACTACAATCACCAAGCTGAACAATGCAATGTTTGCCGCCATCGTAATAATCAACCTGAGCGCCTGCGCCTAAGTGCATAAACTCCTGCGTATCACTCATATCATCAAACAGCAGATCAAATTGATCTTGATTGCGGACTAGAGTGTATTTTGAGTGTCCAAAAGGTGAGATATGCCACTCAGGCACATAGTTATTACTGATCATACTGATGGCCTTACAAGCTTATTCCTTCGAGTCTTTAGACTCATGATCCAGCACCAACTGAGCTAATTCAGGCTTGCCCGCATTGGCTTTGTATTTAACTTCAGCTTTATCAAGAATGGCTTTAAGCTCATCCGCCGGCTTATCTTCCAGTTCCTTGAAGCGGATCTGTTTGCGCAGCTCTTGGTTTTCCTTAAGGGCTTCGACCAGTTCTTCTTTAAGCTTTGTGTTTTCCTTGGTTTGAGCGTCCAATTGTTCTTGGAGCTCTTTATTTTGTTTGGCTGTGCTAAAGCCATCTGCACTACCTGATGCATATTTCTTGTCTGGTGATGCATCTGGCAATTCACCAAAACCCACCCAGCCAGAATCAAGCAGTTCTTTTTCCGACTCTTCATTTGATGCGGTTTGATGTTCGTATTTAGATTTATTGCCCTTGTAGAGCATTTTGGGATAGTTGCTCATGCCGTCACCTTAAGCTTTGTTAAATGAAGCAATACGTTTAACCAGGACGTCGTTATAGGCATCCATATGCTTTTGCTGTTCTTGCAATAAAGCCCATTGTTTATCATCAATAAATGATGGCTGGCCTTTATCTAGGAAGTTTTCTAGAGCATCTAATTTTTCATTTAGTTCACGCTGCTCTAAACGCACCCGATCCTGTGGTGTTTCTGCTGGAGCAAACTTTCGTAAAAATTCATCCTTTGGCAACCACTGAACAAAGCCTTCCAACTCTTCTGTATTCTTTTTGCCGGCACGATCTTCAAGGATATAACCAACATCATTACCGTTTTCGCCTTCAGGTAATTGCCAGCCACGATAATCGTTATATTCCTGTCGGGTCATAGTTGCCGCGTGAACCAAGCTTGTACCAGCAAAAGCAACCATCGATAGAGCTAATAATTTTTTCAATTCTTATTCTCCAAAAATGACGACGCCCGCATATAGCGGGCATTTGTCGTCACGGTTTTATTATTAGGTCTGATTTTCCAGCATGATGCCAGCCAATTCAGTGTTAAGCACTTCCACGTTCGCCCATACAAATAAACGGTAGTTAGCCGCCAATGTATCGACGTTGGAATCGGACAACATCACAATCTGAATGCCGCTGTCAGTGGTTGCTTTACGAACACGCTTACCAGAAGCTTCAAACGGCTCAGTGTTGAAGTCAGCATGCACAATTTCAATCGCTGATTTTTCATAGAACACACTTGCTGCTGTGGTCTTTGTATTCAGGATAGTAATTGCCGCATCAGCTGCCGCACCAGTGGTCACGTTTGCATAAGCTTTTTGAGCTGCTGCAGTGCCATCAGCCGGAACAATTGCAGGTGAAATTGTCCAGTTATTACCGCTAATGCCGATAATGCGGAAGGTTTTAAGCTGACCAGTAGACTGCTTGTTGATATGACCAACCGCATATACACCCGCGATTGTAAACACATCACCAACCGCAGCACCTGTACCAGTTTTAACTGCTAAAGTTTGAGTGCGGTTATCAGCCGGGATGCCGTTCACATCAGCAGATGCTGGAGCATGAGACTGCGCACCGCTTACCAAATAGCCAGTACCTGCAGAGCCAGTAATTGATTTGCCGTAATCAACACGGAAAGTATCGAAGCCTGCAATCGGTGGCAAAGTTGAGCGCTGATACGCATTCATTTGAGCTGTATTCATGGTTTGACGCGCAGCCAAGTTACCAGCAAGGTTTTTCGCCATACGTGGATTTAACAACATGATACGCTCGCCACGAGTCGCTTGTTGCTCAAGCATTAGAGCATCAGCTTCTGCAGCATCATCGTAGGTATCAATTGCACCTGTGTTGATTACCGCTAGAGTGCCGCGCTCTGCAATACGGTTAGCAACCAGAGTATCCAACTTGTTAGAAAGCAGGATGTTTGATGTTTTAACAATATTGTCAAAAGCATACGGGTTGTTAAGGTCTACACCAGTCAGCTTCACCGGTACGTTACGGATATGCGATTCAGTCAGAGTAGCTGGAACGGTAAGTTCTACCAGATCCTTGTACTGACCAGAGATATCACGACCATCAACAATTTCAGTCATCAACGGCATCGGACGGTGGAAAGTCTGACCATTTAAAGCAAGTGCTTCAGCAGGTGCTTTGTATTGAGAAACGTTTTTAGAGCTGATGTTAGTCGCATCAAAGCCAGCCACAACATCATCAAAGAATACGTCAATTTTTTTAGCAAAAGAGTTTGG